ACGGAAAAGGTCGCGGATGGTCGCACTCTCAAAATATATCGTCACGGTTCCAGTCACTTCAACCCGTCCGTCGGAAATACCCGGTTTGACCTGCGAGGCAATTACAGGAGCCATGGTCTTGTTGTTGCCTACGATGTCAATGCTTATGGAATTTGCCAATGTCTGCACTACACCATCGACTAGAATCACGGCGTTTCCCATCTGACACTGTTCGGTTGTGGTAATGCCTAAAGCGGCGGTAAAATACGGTGAATCTGCCGACGTTTTCGGCTGCATGTCGAGACCGAGGATGTCAATGTCGATTGTCGGAATCCCCGTGGCCTGTGCTTTGATTGATGCCCTTGAAGGCTTGCAGTCGATAAAAAGCTCAGAAATGTCGAGGTCTGAATAGCAGTGTTCGATTGTCCACCAGTCTTCAGTGTGGCCGGTTGCAGGTATCCAACACTTTTTTCCGACAACGGCGCAAGTTACGGAATCACCAGCGGCTTTATTAACTACAGGTTGACCATCAAGACATAAAACGGTCATAATCTTCGTCGTTAGAGCAGTAATGAGCATATTATGGTTATTGTTATTTACGCCTGTAGTTGTCCATCCGGTCCAACGAACAACATCGCCCACTTTGAATTTGAGATTTATAAAATCGCCAGCCGTGGTTGTAAATGTGCCAGCCGCACCGGTGGTAGTCGCTGCTACGACATCAGTAAGCGATCCAGAGCTCGCACCCGCTGCCCAATCCTTGCGTAAAAGCGAGGCAAGAAAATCTTTATAGGTTTGTGGCGACAACTCACCGCTGAGAGAACCATTACAATCCTTCGGGCCAAGATTCACGTCGCCAACTTGTTTATCCGGCCTCATTTCGTTGGATTTGTAATTTTCAAACTCTTCACCCTGATTGAACCTAAGGAAACGAAGAGTTTGAGCGGTTGCAAGGTTCCCCGCCGCTGCGGTTCCTTGAACCGTCTGCTTGCCAATAACAACTACCTTGTTTACTGCGTTTGCAATCGTCATTTTTCCTTTCTCCTTTCAGCTATTTATTTTTAAATGAAAATTCCAGCCGTCCACCTGATGCGAACAGGAACCATCCATCTGTCTCCCTCAATTCTCCCCGGGCCAATTTCGGGCGTGCTGATGATTTGAACATATGTCGTTCCTGATATGAGAACTGTTCCACGCTTAAAGGCAGTCCGAATTGAACTTGCTCGCGCTTCCGCTGCTGATGGGCCCGCATTGCTCGGATAAAAAAGGTTGACCTGGAATATTCCCCGTTCTTGGTAATACTTGTCCCCGGCGGTGGCATTGTTCGGTTCCGCCCGCAATACATAGCAGGCCTGATAGGGCGTTCCTGCTACAGGAGTGAATGCGACATTTTCCCAGGCAGTCGAGAGGGCGGGGGTAATCATGTTCAATTTGCTTTCCAATGCTGCCCTAATTGCCGCAATGCTCATTTGTTTACCTCGCCGGCTTTCTTATCAACAATGCCGCCAAACTCCATCGCAGTCAACCCAGCAACACCCTTAGGGGCCTGTCTGCTATGACCATCCTCGATTGGAATTGCATACGGAACGTTATTTGCCAGATAAAAGACATGACCGGCTGCATTTTTCGGGACTGCCGCCTCTCCTTTGGTTTTGGTAATGTCTGCGCTCTCAACTCCCTCAATTTCGGCGGTAGGACATACGTCCATGCCTATTTGCCAGTTTGTGCGGTAATGACCTCCGACATAACCGGGCGGTGGTTTTGATTTCCAATAATCGGCATCGCCCACGGGAGACCTTTCGAGCAATCTGTTGTGCATCTCAAGGACGGTCAGTCGAACTACCGCGTCAGCATTTCCTTTAGCCTTTTCGCAAAATTTTGTGATGTCAACCAAGAAGCTCATATGCATCCCTTTTAAGCGCGAATGTTTGCCTCATAGAGTACAACTGCCCCCGCCGGTGCGACCGTGTTGAGCGGAGAAACGATGGTGTAATTCACGCCACCTATGGCAACCGTGTCGCCCAGAGCAGGAGGCGTCAGAGTCACTCCGTCGCTATTCAGCGGTGAAAGAATGAGCTGCCTGTCGGTTGCAAGGATCAAAGTGCCGTCAATGTACCGGGCGTCCCATTCCATGACAACACCAAAACCTGTTTGTGTTTGTGTCGTGTTTGTTACCCCTCCGGTTGCTGGATTATAGGTGCCTGGTGTAACGTGGCTTAAGGTCACCACCTGGCCCTTCTTCTTCAGGAGTCGGTTTGCAGTCGCCACGAGGCGGTTATAGAAAGCAACGTCGGTCATACTCTCGCCAATTCCGTCATTATGGTATTTCCGCCCATATTCAGATACGGAGCGAGCATGGCCTCCACCGCCTTATACCTTACTTCACGCGGACTGTCCTTGTCATAAGCCACAGAGATCGGGCCGACTGCTTCAGACACCACCCCTTGCGACTGGTCTGCCAGGAGATCACCCGTTGCCGCCCGTAACGCCAGCTCCGCGCAAGCGTTCTTTACTTCTGTCGGCACGATATTGCTGGCAATTGCCCACCCCTCAACAATCACGCCAAAACGGGGCCAATCGAGTGACTGATTTTCCTGCACCCTGCAACCCTGCCACCGGGAGCGATAAACCTGTCGCATGTAATCGGTAGCTTTGCGAAGACATTGCTCACGGATAGCATCGGTTGACAGGGAGGCCCATGCCGTATTGCCCCGATTTGAATGATATGTGGAGGCGTCTGCTACTGATATGTAGCTTTCTGCCGTGGCGCTACCTGTGCCCAATTCGACTTCAAGTGACATTAGAAGACTCCTTCCTGACTTTCCATTGTTGCGTTGCTCTCTCGCTTTGAGCTTTCCTGTATCCTTCGCTTTGGAGTGTCTTCCTTAAGGCTTCCACTCTCTTCGGTGATTTTCTGGCCTCATCAAGAATAACATTTTGTGCTGCCCTGTTCACCGGGTCTGCAAACCGCCTTTTTCCACCTTGAGAAATAGCTTTTTTGTGCGCCTCACTTCGCAGCCCTTGTCCGGCTTCCCCTCGCCTGATATTTTCCTGAATCGTAACAGGCTCTAAGTGGTCAGGATTAATGCAAGAGCGGTTCCGGCAAAGGTGGTCAAGACACATTCCTTCAGGTATCTTTCCTTTATGAAATTCGTAGCTGGCTCTATGCGCTTGCATCATCCCATGATCCGTCAATTTCAATCTCCCGTATCCACCTCTTGTTGCTCCTGTCCAAAGCCAACAACCGGTTTCCTCGTCAACTATGTAGCGTTGCAATGCTTTTTCTAAATTCCCCTTTATAGAATTTCCAAAACACTCTAAGCTGCAAAACTTTTTTCTGTTAATTACTGAAGGAGCTCCTCTCATCATTTTTCCACATTCAGCGCACGCTTTTTCAATAATCGTCCTTTTCCCTTTGTTGTGTGGCACCTTCCCGATCAACGATTTCGAGTAACAATCCTTTGAGCAATACGCCTTCCCTTTAATCTGAGACGGCCACTGTAAAAATCTACTTCCACACGTTGGACATACATATATTTTCTTGTTATTCATAGTACATACCTCCTTTTAAGATATGTACTATTTTACTCCTTTTGTGATATAAGTCAAGTGTTACATTCGACTACTAAGCTCATCACCACCACCTTAATAAGCTGAACCTCTTGCAATCCGCCGCCAGTTCGCTCCGGTCACGGTGTTTGCTCCTACGCAATGATAGATATAATCAGCATCGGCACAGATTTCGTTTGTTACACCAACCGTCCCGGCAATCGCCCCGGCTGATGCCCGGTAGTAGATAAGGTTGATAACCTTGCCATTTGACGCCTCGCCCACTTCGGCGGCTTCAATGTCGATATCCGATCCGTTCAGAACCGCCGTCCATGCCGTCATCCCGTCAATGCAGGAAATCAGCCCGGCCACGTCCGCAAACTCGCCAGCGGAAACGCTCGTGGCTGCCGCTTTGGTGAAGGTCGAGCCGTCAAAGGTCACAGTGTCGCCCACAGCCAGTCGCGCAAGTTCAGCCGCCAAGAGTTTAGCACCTGCTTTAGCCTCCGCACTGCCGCCGCTTGTCGTTGCGCCCAAATGAGTAAGCGTGGCGATCTTCCCGTTCTGAGCCGTCCCTAATGCGTCAGAGGTCGCGGTTACAACGCCAGCCTTTTCCGCCCCCGTCCATCCTTCGAGGGCATTGAGCAGGGCCGCAAGTCCCGCTGCGTCGATAAATTCACCGGCGGCCGGGTCAGATGAAACCTTCGTGAAAGTGGCCTCCTCAAATCCAACGGTGTCACCTGCTTCCAGGATGGCGAGGTCTGCCACGGGCAAGGTCAGCATTGTTGGGGTGGCATTGACCGGGGTTTTCTCGGGTAGGCCGACGCTCACAAAGGCCGGGGCTATCAGGTTAGCCTTTAAGGCAAGGGCATCATAAACGGCCTTTGCAGTCGGGGCATGGGTAGCGTCAGACCCGGATAGCGCGGTTGCCAGTAGCGCCGCAACAGCCGCCGCTACTTCTGCATCCGTGGCATTTAAAGATGGGTCATAAGTCGTCACTGAAACGGTTATTGTTCCCGCTGTACAGACAACTTTAAACCGCTCCATATCAGCATAGGGGCCGAAAGTATAGGTTGCACCCGATGCAATAGCAGTCACGCTCTGAGCATCCCCGCCACCGGGCACCCTTGACAGACGAATGGCCGATCCACTCGCGCCGGAGGCTGCGACTATTGTCAAGACCTGCCCGGCGGTTAGGGAAAAGTTCTGTTGTTCATTTGCATTCATTTTTTATTCCTCCTCGGTTGTTTCTCCTGAATTGGAGGCTTTTCTTTCTCTTCAACATATTCTTCATCTTCAGGTTTCATCATGTCCCGGAACTGAATGTAATAGCCCTTCGGATGCGCCGGGTTATTGCTTTTTATCTTCACTGTTTCACGTTCCATGTCTCACCCCTTTAAGGAGGAGGGGGGAGGAATTACCTCCCCCGTGTCAGTTACGCCGCCAATATGGCAATATGTTCCGTTTTTACTGCCTTCACACCCCAGGCAATGCTGACTTCATACTGCACTTGCCGATATTGCCTGTATTCCCTCACCTCGAAGGACAGGCCGCTTCTGGGGTCGGTGATGATCCTGCTTCCGCTTGCCATATCGCCGCCCTGAGGAAGCGCCGGGATACGGGTCGCCAGTATGATGGCAGACCTGGCAAAAGCGAGGTTGCGGGCGCTCGACTTGTAGACGGCAATCGCGCAATTGTCCGCCGTTATCGCCTTCCGTAAACCGGGTTCGGAAATAACGATGGTGCCGCCGTCGGAAATGTCGGCATCCCCTGTGCGCACAACATACTGCGTTGTTGTGTCGCCGGTGTTTGCAATGGTCATCATATCGCCTTCAAGAATCGATCCTGTGCCGGCAGCAGCAAGAGCGAGAGAAGTGGCACCAACATCATAATCGGTACTTCCAAGAGTGCCGCTGTTTGCCGTGCCAACGGCAGGAACCTTTATCTGCGCCGACTCACGAACCGCCATGCCATAGAGGTCAATCAACACACCCTGCCGCAGCATGCTTTCGCCCTGCGGGACAGTGGTTGCCAGGTTGGCTAAAGACCTCAAGGCTGCGCCTTCTGTAGTGCCAAGCACCAACTGAAGGTCGGACAGAGGGGCACCATTGTCAGCCAGAATCTTCCGCACAAGAGCAGCGTCGGCAAGGTTTGTCTTAAATAGCGTAGTATCATTGGGAATTGCTCCGCGGGAAGCATACTTGTATAGGTTGCACAAATCGCTTTCGATTTCGTTACACAGAGTGCGCATGGCCTGTGCAAACTGGTCGGCCAGGATGCGCTGTACGCCAGGACCGCCGTTTTCCATCTGCAAGGATTCCTCGCCCTGCCAACGGATAGGAACGCGCCGCGATTTTGTAATTGCGAGCGACATATTGCCAATAACCTGCTCGCCGTCATCCGGGGGAACCGGAGCCGCTGCAACATTACTCGCAGTAGCAGCCGGAGCAATCGGAAAATAAACCGTCTGCCCAATAGCTGCTCTCGCAACCTGAGCGTCTATAGTAACCGCCGGAATCATACCCACCAACTCTCGGCTTACTGTATCAAGTGCCACGTAGAGCGGCGGGATAAGGTTTGTTAAGGTATTACCTGTGCTTGGATCTTCATATGCCATTTTTTAATCTCCTTTTTATTGTCGTAGCACAACCCCGCCCTCTTTGACAAATGCCATCTTACCGGCATCATCGAGAGCGTCGAACTGTGCTGCCGTTATTTGTTTTTTGTTTCCTCCACCATCAGTAGAGCCACCCTTTGCACCGCCGCCGCTACTCTGTGGCGCGGCGACAAAGTGCTTTCCTTCATCGGACTTCGCCCATTCTGTAACTGCGTCGCTTAGCGACTTATCGCCCATCATGGCAATCCGGTTTTCGCCATCAACCTTTATCGTTACCTGGTTGGACAGCAGAGCTTTGACGGCTTTCGCCAATTCAGGCTTGACGCCCGCCTTTAGCAAGACGTCGTTGAGGCCATTATCTATGAGCAACCGATTGACAAAACTACTCTCTGCTTCATAGTCTTTCATGGCCTTTTCCAGTTTCTTATTGCTCTCCTTGAGAGCTTTTTCCAGTTCGGCAATTTTCGCTTCCGCCGCTGTTTTGGCTTCAAGAGCTTTTATCGCTTCTTCAATTTCACTTTTTGACATTCCGGCAAACATCTTGTATTTGCTCAGAAGTTCGTTGTTTTTGGCCTTCAGCCCTGCGGTCGCTTCTTCAACTGCCTTTTCGACGGCCTCCTTAAGTGCCGCCTGTGTTTCTTGGTCTTCAGGATCGTATGGCATTATCTGTCCTCCTTTGGAGTTATGGTTAAGGGCATTGCCCAGTTAAGCCCGCGCCCTCGGCACGGACTACGCCGCTAATTTTTCCAATTCCTCAAGCCGCAGTGGGCGGCCTGTCTAGTCAATCAACTGATTTAAAGTGATCTTTCCCTTTCGGTACAATTCTGCCCGCCCCGGCCCCAGCAACTTGTTCAGATATTCATCGCTATGCCGTGCCAGGAATGCGTCGAATGACGTATCCGCCGGAATCTGCCCCAGATCGGATGCGCGCGTCCCTTTTGGCAATTCTTCGACGTCAATGCCGAGTTCCTTCATAGTTTTTGTGACCGGGCATAGCACGCACCTGCACGCCGGATGGGCCGGAGGCATACTGAAAGTCAAATTAGTGTTTAGTGGCTTTCCATCCAAAGTCCACATCTTTCCATCCCTCGGAATGCACCGCAAGCAGGTATGACCGTCCAGAGTCGCCAGCCATCGCACGCCTTTGATGATGTCATCGTTTTCCCGATAGACCGCCATCCTTGCATCATTGGTTATTTGCATAACTGAATCGTGCACAAGTGTCAAGGCGTTTCTGCGGGATATATCCATAATGCCAGGAATGCCTTTCTTTTTGCTTCCCACGATACGAGTAATAATTTGCTGTAGCGTCTCACCTTGCGCAACCCCCTGCCGCACCTGCGCCATAAATTTAAAAGCAGTATCTTCCGCTTGCTTTGCCCACCAGTCGGCCAGAGGTGCACCCTGAAGGAGAGTATCGGCTATCAGAGCTTTCACGGTCACTGCCGTAGGGATGGAGGCCTCAAGACCAATGGAGGCAATAATGTTCGTACTGGCTTTTACCTCTGTCTTCGCCAAGTCCTCAATGTCAACTTCATCCTGCATTTTCCCATAGAATGACTCGATAACCGCCGCGCATTCCTCCAGCAATTTCTCAAGACGTTGTCTGGTGAATTCCGTTATATCGTCGCTCGCCAGCTTCGCTTTCAATTCCTTTTCCATCTGAGCAAATAATGTCATGATGCGATTCTTCTCACTTGCCGAATATCGCAATAATGCAATTTGATGACTCAATAATTTGTCGGCAAGTATGAGAGCAACGTCATTCATTTAGTCACTCCGGCGTCGGAATCGGTGCGCTTTCAATCTGTGACTGCATTTCTTCAAGCGTAAGGTCGGACGCAATCACTTCCGCCTTCTGCAGTGCATTGAAGAGCACCTGCATTGAAATTGCCCCCTGCTGCCATGCAGACACCAGGGATGTCAATTCCTGCGGGGTCATGTCAGGAGGCAAATATTCACTATTCAACTCAACCGATACATCAGTAGAATCCGCCCCCGCCCATTCACAGAATTTCTTCATCGCCATCGTAAGTCCTGCACTGATAGTGTGAGAAATTGCCGCCAGGATAGAGTTTTCACCTGCCCGGTGAATGGCAGCCGTCTGCGCTGTTTCCGCGTCCTTCTTTTCAGCCGTCAACAACCGCGCCCCAAGGATTGCCATGAGTTGTTCTAATTTCTCTTTTTCAGTCGCAATGGCACTAAGACCCTGCCCTTGATATTCCAAATAATACGCCCTCGCCTGCGGGTCGGGGAATGTCCAGGCATGTGATGATCCGATATACAGCCGCTCGCCAGGAGTCTCAGGAACGTAGCCGGAAACCACCGGAGTCGGCAATCCGGTGAAGTGCAGTCCATGTTTGTGGTCTGCGTCGAGGCGGTAATGGGCGAGGTTGGCATCCACAAGATCAATCAAGGGCGGGTCGTCCATGTCCGGGGTGGTGTCATCAATGCCGATAAAGTAGAACGGAATCCAGTCAAGCACTTTACCGGCAATCATTGGATAACGGTCTGCCTCCACCTGTTCATCTTCATTGCGGCCATTGATGCGAAAAACTCTTACGCGATATGCGCCATTGAATAGGTCGAGAACCCGGTAGCGAGTTTCCGTCTTTTCGGCAAACGCTCCATCAGGTTCACTGTATTGTTCAGCGAGGACTATCTGCGTCAAGACATACTGGTTAGCTACCATACCGCATTTCCAATTGATGATGGATTCCGCCGGGTACATCTTCATGAAAGGACGCAAATTTTGACGCTGGGCGTCGGCCAG